ATCTATTTTACATTCAGGTTCCGCTTCAGCAGCGATGCTTCATGACCAAGGACATGACGCTAACGTTGAAAATAACTGATACTGAAACCTTTAAAGATATCCTAAAATACTTGAGTGAACTAGATAGCAACAACCCAGAATTAAAGATAGCGGAAAACCTTCTTAGAATAGCACAAGAACATGGGGATCCGATAACTCTTAATAATGTGATTAACATAAAACACCTTTGAACCGGGCGGCCCGGTGCCGGGTGTTTTTTTAATGTGCAATTTTGAAAGGAGTGTTTTATGTGAATGGCTTGAACGACCAATCTATCCTCGATGTACGGCAAGTAATAAGCGGGAAAGACGGCCAGCTTTTTGTCAGTACCAGAAACGCTGTCAATGTTTTTGTAGCGGAGTGCGACACTTTTCATTCTCAACTTGTACCGGCCAACCAAGATTATCAGCCTGTAGGCAGTGCTTTGATTTTCGCTGTTAATACCGGCTATTCTCTTACGCTGACAATGTCAGAGATAGTTGTCCGAGATGACTTGATAATGAATGAGCTTATTGACGATATCCGCCGGGGCTATTTCCCGGGCTACAATTTCGTCGGCCAGCTTAGAAGACGCGACGGGCAGCGTCAAAGGGTGGTTTACAACTGGTGTGTGCCAGATGGAAACATCGACCTGCAAAACTTGACACCTGGGGAATTAGTCAGGCGTGACTGGAGCTTCCGCTGTAATGCAAGTCCAGAAATGATAGCAAGATTTACCGGAATTCAAGGATTACCATCGGATATTTATGGAGGGTGGCAATGATAGACGAGCAAAGAACTGACCAAACCGAAGAACAAACAGAAGAAATTCTGATGAGCGAGGATGATATTCTTCACGGTCTGCTTGAGCTTGGCAAAAGCAAAGAGCAAAGTGATTCATACAGGAAGATTCAAATTAAGCGTGATAAGAAACTTTACATAGAGTTTAGAATCAGGCCCATAAGCGAAGATGAATCTCAAGAGTGCTGGCGTATGGCTACAAAATACGCGTCGCGCAAACCAAACGAGCCCAAGAAGGCAATCGAAACGAATGCTTCACTTTTCCGTTCCTACATAGTTTACACAGCAACCATCCCTGAAGACAAGCCCAAAACTTGGGACAACAAACAGGTGATGGCTGCATTTAATATCTTCCAAGGCGTTGAGATGATTGACAAGGTACTTCATGCAGGGGAGAAAGCTAGAATCATTGATATCATTGATGAAATATCCGGCTTTGACAGCGACTTAGAGGCAGAAGTAAAAAAGTAATCGAAGCCGGGGGCAAGACTGCGGTTTTGGCTTGGATTTTTTCGCATACAGGGAGACTTCCAAGCGAAATACTAGCACTTTCCCCCGGTGAACGTGCTATATGCATGATTGGGGCTAAGCAAGCCATGGTAAACGAGGCCAAGCTTATGTCTGTAGGTCGGGTAAAATCGGCATTACAAGCCCGGAAATGACCGGAGCGTCCAGTATGGAGGTGGATAAATGGCTGGCAACACAACTGTAATAGAAATAGTTGCCCGTGTTTCAGATGAAACAGCAGCAGGGGCAGCGAGTGCTACTGCTAATGTTAGTAAGCTGGAAAAGGCTTTTCAGCGTGTACAGAATGTAGCTGATGGGCTCAAACGCAAAAGCAACATTGAGTTGACTGCAGATCTAAATGATAATGCCAGCAAGGGCATAACATCCATACTCGGTAAAGGTCGGGAAATTGCAGGTAAGATATGGTCGGTAACTGTTGGCATGATTGACAAGGCTAGCAGGGGTATAACAACTGTGATTGGCATGGGCAAACAAATTGCTGGGCGTGTCTGGTCGATTACTGTTAGTCTGGTTGATAAAATTACGGCTCCCTTCCGTGGCATTTTGAAAATGATAACCAACCCGATTGTAATGATGGCTGGTATGGCTGGGATTGGGCTTGGACTCAAAGATGTTGTTCAGACAGGCATGGGCTTTGAGCAAAACATGGCAAATATTCGGGCTGTTTCCAACATGGCTACAAGCGAGATGGAGAAACTTGGGACAGCTATTCGTGGTATGGGTGCAGAAGGTTTTGCACTAAATGATGTAGCTGCAGCGGCTAAGAACTTCGTGACTGTAGGAAGTGATGCTGAAAGCGTTCTTGGAAAACTTGACCATGCTATGACTCTATCACAAGCTAGCGGCATGGATTTATATAAAACCACATATTACCTCAACTCCATAATGAACAAACTCGGTGGAGATACGGAACTTGTTGGGCAAGCCATTGACTCGATGGCAATGGCAGCAGGATTAGCTCACCAACCGCTTGATAATATCATGTCTTCGTGGAATTACATGGGTTCAGCAGTGCGTCAAGCAAATATGAGCATGGACGAAGCTAACGCAGTGCTTGTCACTTTGTCAGATGCCGGATACAGGAGCAGTTCAGCGGGTACTATGTTTAGCCGTATGATGCAAGATTTGCTAACACCAAGTACCGATGCAGCGGCAGCAGCATTGGAAGACTTAGGATTCTCGATGTTTGATGCTTATGGGGAAGTGCGTCCATTTGGGGATGCTATGCAAGATTTGGCAAAATCTCTTGAAGCAGTCGAATCCCCATATGAGCGGATAAATCTGCTAAATGATATATTTACTGTGAATGGTGCAAGGGCAGCGGATGTTCTATTAAACAATGCGGATAGTCTTCTCAAATACATCACAGAAATCGAGGGTGCAGGAGACGCTTTTGGTGGTGCAGGTGCAGCTGCAGGAATGGCTGCTATCCGTATGGATACACTTGAGGGTGCAATGAAACGTCTAAGAGGTGTAACAGATGCCGTGAAGCTTTCTGTAGCTGATAGATTAAACCCTGTAATGCGTGATTTTGTAAACTGGATGGTCGATAGGATGCCAGCAGTTGAAGCAAGTGTAATTCGTGTACTGGACAATATAGTCGGCAAAGCAAGGAATTTTGGCAGCCAAATACAAAATATAATAGGTTCAGCTGCGTTTCAAGATGCTGACTTGTTTGGAAGGATTAGTATTTTATGGGATGAAGTTATCGCACAGCCGTTTTCTGCATGGTGGCAAGGCTCAGGCCAAGCAAAGATAGCAGGTGTAGCGGATGATATAGGGCGCGGTATTGGTACATTTCTAAGGCAAGGTATCACAGGCTTATTAGGGATTAACCCAACAGACGCTATAAACGATGGCGTTAGTATCGGGAAATCATTTGCAGGTGCGTTTATTGAAGGATTTGAACCGGGGAAGGTAATACGGGTCATCTTTGACGCTATGTGGAACTTTGCTAAGTCACACCCATTATTAACAGCACTCATAGCTGGGCCGAAATTGCTTTCGGGGCTGTCAACTGGTATGCAGATGTTTGGTAATATAAAAGGCTTATTTGGCGGCGGGAAACCCGGAGCTGGTGGTGTCTTAGGTAGCAACCTAATGACTTCCAACATGAACGTTATAGCACAAACTGTTAATGTAGTAGGCGGTGCGCCGGGTATTCCGGGTGGCATGTTTGGAAAGGGTACAACTGCAAAGAAATTAGGCCCAGCAGCCGCTGGCGGTGGCAAGAAATTTCTAGCAGGTGCAGGAGGCGCTGCTCTTGGCCTTGCTAAGGTTGGCGGTGCTGTTATCGGTGGTGCCCAACTTATAACCGCTGGTACTGAAATATTTCAGAGCTTTAGGGAAGAAAACAAAGATACTCAAGACATGTTACGACGTTCTGCAACTGCTCGGGGAAGCGGAGTTGCAGCGGGCGCAGCAGCCGGGGCCGCAATAGGTTTGTTTTTCGGCGGTGTTGGTGCAGTGCCAGGGGCGCTTATCGGAGCCGGAATCGGTGGTTTAGCTGGTAGTTTTGGTGCAAACCGGATACAGAACACTTATGAAGGGGGCTATGCCTTAGCAGCAGAACGGGAAGCCATGGCTGACGAAATGGAAAGACAGGTTGCCCTTATACAGAGACAGGCAATGTTTAGATCTTCGGAGCTTCGAAATGCACTAGCAGACCCAAACATTTCAGAGATGCAATTTGACCGGATGTTTCAAAGAGAAGTTATGGCCGGGCTTGATAGCCGGTTTGGAAATATAAAGTTGTCGTTATCTGAGATAGATGAACTTGCAAAGCGTTTGACCTTTGGTGATGCTCTCCAAGAGTTTCGGCGTTTTGAAAGATCTAGTAACGAAGTCAAGCGAAATATGGCAGATATCGAGGCTAGGAGTGAAAGTTTAGCGCATCTAGATTGGAAGTTTGATTCAGGTTTTGATTGGTCTCCCCATGATACCATGCAGTATATGTCTGAATCCATGGCAGCTATCGCTTCCAGTAGACGGCTCATTCAAAGTCGGGGCTATGGGGCTGCTTCAGGCATTAACCTGCTTATGGGTGGTGACGGTGGTTCGATAACAGACTTGACTAATAGGAGTTTCGGGCTCCTTCAGAGTCAATTAAATCCAATTGAAGAAGAATTACAAGAGATGCAGAATCGAGGCATAACCACGGAAGATGTGCCACGTATGCAGGAACTTATGTCTGAAAAAGGCCAATTATTAGGAGTGCTTGACCAGGCTCAGGATGCTGGCAGACGTGGGGCGCTTGAAGCTAGGTTTGGTGATATAGATCAGTTAGATGTCCAGTCATTTAAACAGGCAAACCAACTTATAGCACAATATAAGGATCAAGCTTTTGAAACGCTGAATAACGCATTTGAACAAGGTATGACTGACTTAAAACTTGCTCAATTTTTAGATCCTGAACTTGATATAGCACCCTACGTAGCTGCACTTACAGAAGGAAAGCATGAACAAAAAAGCCAGATTATGGAATGGGTAAAAGAATTTCAATCTGATATTTTAAATAATGTTTTCGGGGACTTAGCCGACCAATTATTTTCAGAAGACCCGGAAATGGCTGATCTGGATTTAACTAGCAAACTACAAACGGCTTTAGAAGCAATCAATGTATCCGGGATAGATATAGATCTTTTAAGTCCGGAAGACTGGAAGCGTTTCCTAAATCTTAAGAATTTGGAAGATGCTGTAGGGGTTGCTACCATCATGACAAGCATGGCCCAGACCATGAATACCAGTTTAGCTGCTGGTGTCGATATGGGCCCCACTCAAACAAATATGGAGCGTGGGCTTAATAGTGCTATCAGAAGTCTTGAAGGAATACTTGCAGGGGCTAATTTATCTGTAGAGGTGGAAGTTAAGCTTGGGCCGATGCCCCAGCTGCCTTCTGTTACTACCGAACCCCAGCCCCGACCAGGCCTA